TTTCCCTTACGGCACACTTGATATTTTTGGGGGTCCAAATTCCGTGGGTTCTTCAAGCAGAGGACATTCTGCTGGTTGTAGAAAAAACTCCGTCCACTTTTGAATACAATTTCCCATTTATGATTTTCTTTGTGGTAGATGCAGTCTGTCACATCTGTTGTGACAAATTTTCCTTTCGCAATGATCATGGTAGTGCGTGCATCCATACATTTTAAAAGCAAAAGAGCCCGGATACCATACGCATCCGGGCTCTTTTATGCCGCCGACGGGGGTCGAACCCGGTCCAGAACTTTTCCGGCGAAAACCCGGCATACACATCCAACGTACTTCCGTTAAATTCCGAAATCCGCTTCTCCGGGAAGGAAACCGCAAACACGGTGCGAGAAATAGAAACGTGTTACAAAATGTGTTATTTCTCAAGACTTTCCGGATCAAGAACCCTGCTGAGAACGTTGTCCAGGTCTGCGGCAGTCTGCACATCCTCGCCATGAATAAGATGCGCGTAGATTCCGAACGTGTCCATCTGGCGGGAGTGGCCAACCAAGGGCTTGACTTGTCCCTCTGGCAGCGTTTTTGCCAGTGATACGAACGTATGTCGGAGATTATACGGCGGAACATAGTGCAGTCCGTTGGCCTCGCAGTAGCGCCGCCAATATTTTCTATAGGTGTCCTCACAGGAGATGCCAAACACGCTCTCCTGCCCGCCTGTCAGCTTTTTCTGTGCCTGCAGAATAGCGGCCGCACTATCGGTGAGTGCAAAGGCGCGCACAGCGTTGTCGTTCTTGCCGCGGGTTTCCTCGCCACGGGTGTTTATAGCTCGCCGGATCTTCACCCGGCCACCCTTAACGTCCTTCCAGCTCAGCCCGATCAGCTCGCCTGGGCGAAGGCCTGTCACAACGCTAAACCTGTACGCATTGACATAAGGATCCTCGATCAGTTTGCCGTCCAGGATCGTAGTGTCCACCTCAAAAAGTGTACGCAGATCCTCCGGCTGCAATATTTCTTTTTCCTTGGAGCGTGCACCCTTTGGCACATGCAGTTCTTCCGGCCGCAGAGTGGACATTTTGCTCAGGCGCAGCCATTTGCAGAACATGGTCAAATCCGTGCACATGTTGGAAAGGTATTTTTTGCTCAGTCCTCCTGCAAATCCTTTGTTGATGATGGCTTGCAGCTGTTGTTCCGTCAGGTCTCCCACACGCCTCCGGCCAATGACTGGACGCACCCAGACGTTCCACCGGCTCTGGATCGGTTCCCAGTTGGAGCGGCTGGTGGTCAGTTTCAGCTCGCCGATCCACTGCGGATAGGCTGCTTCTACCAGCATCCGAGTATTGCTGATGCCGTCATCCAGCCATGCGTCCGCCTTTGCATTGGCTTCACGCTGGCCGGTGCGGCCGGGCTTTGAGCTGGTAAAGGATCTGCGCACACCATTCTTTTGGACGTTGATCTGCCAGCGCTGCTGATTCGGCAGCCAGGCTGCCGTGTTGGTTCGTTTTCCCATAAAATGCACCTCCACAGATACACTTTGACAAGCCTGCCCGGAGGTGGTATCATAGTTTGTGCAGAGTCGCAATTCTGTAGGACCGTGACGCCATCCGGCAAGCGGTTCGGAGTCCCTCCACTGGTGCTGGTAACACCGGTGGGGGGACTTTTTTATTTAGTTGTTTGTGCGGTAGATGACTTCCATGCCCTGGTCTGGATGATAAGACCAAGTCACAGTTACATTGTCAAAGGATTCTTTTTGACGCCCGTCCAAAGCTCGAGTTTTCAGCATTTCTTCATAGAGCCAGTCAGGCAAGTCCAGTGCCTTGTTAATCGTCTCGATATGGTCGAGGCCTGTCTCGATCAAGCTCGAGTCTCCGTCCTTGTAGTTGAACGGATTTGTGTCAATCATAAGATAGGAATCGTCATCAGCAACGGTAATCATGCAATCAGAATACACTTCATAGAACTTTTTGAAGGTTTCCGCACTCGTTTTGCCGTGGTCAATAGCCGCCCACACAACATTACCAAACGGTGTGCTCACTTTTTCTCCTTTTTCATTTGTCGTGACAACTTCACTGGATAAGAAAATAGGAGAGCCATCGCCTGCTGTTTGCTGATACAATCCCTTCAGAGTAATCTGCTGGTGATCGAGTGCAGCCTTTGCATACTCATACTGAGAGTCCTTGATTGCTGCATAAAAACGCTGTCCATCTGCGGACACAACCGAGAAACATTTGTAATTTACCGCTTGATAAGGATAATTCGAGCGGTCTTCTCCTTCATAGGTGTAGAAATACCCGAAGTCTGTCTGACCTGAAAATTCTGTGGCGGTCCATTTGCTGTAGTTCGCCGCAAACGCCGGAACTGCAAAAGCAAGGCAAAGTGCCAGCACCGCGAACAATGAGACGATTTTCTTTTTCATGTTTTTTCCGTCCTTTCTGATATAAACTCCAACTCGAGCACCATTATATTTTCGGGGTACGGTCACCTCCTCACATTTTTTACCGCAGACAGAAGCCTGCAGGTATTTATTACATCAGAACCAGTGCGTATACCCCACGGCTTTGCCCTCAATGTGCACATCTTCCAGCTGGGGGCCGGTGTAGACCATCGGCGCATAAGCATTATTATAAGGCATCAAGGTCAGGGTTGTGCCGTCATAATACACCCGCTTGAGCGTCGCTTCCTCGCCTATCCGCACGGCGGCGATCTCGCCGTTCTCCACCTCCGGCTGAATGTGGATATACACCGCGTCGCCATCGTGGATGCCGGCCCCGATCATACTGTCGCCCTTGCAGCGCAACGCAAAATCGCACCGGATATCCTCCGGCGCGTCCACATGGCCGTCAATGTTCTGCTCTGCCAGGATGGGCGTGCCGCAGGCGATCGAGCCCACCAGCGGCACCTTGACCATCTTCGGCATGGGGATGAATCCCGGCGGGATGGTAGCCTTCTGGGTGGGCTGAGAGGGGCCAGGGCGCTCTTCCCAGCCCATCAGGTAAGCAGTTGTTGTTTCGAGCGCATCCGCAAACGCGGCGATTTTAGATTGTGGGATATCTGCTTTCCCGTTTTCAATCTTACTTATAGAGGATTTATCTTTATAACCCATCTTGTGAGCCAGTTCTTCAACAGTCAAGCCAAGCTCGATGCGGCGGCTCTTGATTCTGTCGTATAGAGTTGCCATAAAATCACCAACCTTCGTCCCTATCTTATCATACGGTGGAATGACATTCAAGTATTTTTTATTTTTTTCTTAAAAAAGGTTGACTTTCATTACACCGAGTGCTATTATGATGCCGTGGAATTTAATTCCACAACGAAAGGAGGTGATTACATGACCGATACGAATGCGCTGCGTTCTGCAATCGCAGATTCCGGCCTTAAATATAAGGCTTTGGCTGAGATTATGGGCTTATCCCCTTACGCTTTGCAGATGAAAATCGACAATAAGACCGAGTTTAAGGCCAGCGAAATCGACACTCTTGCAAACGCTCTGGGGATGGATATGCAGCAGCGTGATTCCATCTTTTTTTGCCGAAAAAGTGGAATTTAATTACACGCTCCACAAATCCAACCGCCAAGGAGGTGAAGAAGATGAATCGCTATCCCCGCACACCGGAAGAACGGGAACAACTCCGCCGTGGAGTTGAAAAACTCGACCGAAAGATGGAAGCGGAAGAGGAAGCCTACTGGGAACGCATCCGCCAGAGCGAAAAGCGAACAGACTCGCTACTGCGGCAGTCGATGGCGTTCAGCATTGCTTCTTTGCTGGCCGTCATTTTAGCCACGCTGCTATTATGGCGATGATAGCAACGGCTAGGCTGAGTTTTGATATCCGAAGGCTTTCATCTGCCCGCGTTTCCGCATTGACAGCACGCTTTTCCATTTCCGCAAAGTGCTGTTGCTCTGCAAGCGCCTGACGTCCACCGGCATTGATCTGGTAGGTATATTCCGGTTCTTCGTACTCATACCGGAACGCATCCTTATCTTCATATCGAAAGACCATATTCTTATCCGTCAGCCATTGCATGGTTTCAAAATTGACGGTCATACCGTACTTTCCCATCTGATAAATGGAAAGAGCTTCATCCTGATGCTCGTTCAGGAATTCCAGAACCTTCAGCGTTTTTACGTCCAGCATTTGCAACGCTCCTTTCTCTGCAAGTATACCGCAGACGGGAGCACGCCACAACCCACCCGATGATGGCCGCATGGCAGCGGCCGAAACCATTCCGGTGACGCCGCCGGGATGGTCGTTGGAGCCACCCACAGAAAGGAGTGCTTATTATGGCACGGAAGAGCAATTCCCTGAACCCCGCCATGTATGGTCTGACGCAGCAGGACGTGGAGCGTGTGATCCGCATCCACACCATGTGCAAGGACATGGACGAGGACGCATTCGAGCAGATGGAGACCGCTGCGGCGTCCATCAATCTGGTGGCCAGCCTGAAGAAGCTGGACAACCGCCCCGTGGCATGAAAGGAGAAACCACATGACAGACATCACCATAATCAACAAGGAGGTGAAGAAGATGAAGGACAACAAAAAGCCCGGCTGGAAAGAACGGCTTTCCAACTGGACAACGGCAGAGTTGATGAGACTTGCACTTTTCTTCCAGTGCATCGCACTGGTTTTTCAAATTGCCGCACTCATCCTAACAATTGTAAGATTAGCGTTATGAGCGCAGCCAAAAAGGACGCACCGCCAAAAATCGCGGCCGCAAGGGAAACCTTATAGCTTTTGAGAGCGAGCTCTCTATTCTTCTTGTTTTCCTCGGCTTGCTCTTTTTGGTCAGCTTCCATCATCTCTAACATTTTGCGAATATCTTCCGCGGAACCAAGTTGGGCGTTTGCCAATTTTTCCTTGCGAGCAATCGAATTTTGTATCATTCGATTTTCTTGCTCTTGTTGTTCCGCAAACTGCCTCATGACATCATGAACCTGCCAGGCACTGTTAAGATTATCGTAAAGACCCATACAACACGCCTCCCTTCCTCTTAAGTATACCGCAGAAGGGAGCCACCCACAAGGAGGTCAAACCCACATGAACGACTTAACCACATTCTCCAACCCCGAGTTCGGGCAGGTGCGCACCGTCGAGATCAACGGCACACCCTGGCTGTTCTTCAAGACCGAGTACGTCCACCCTCAGAACCACCAGAAGTACCCCATGTACCTGATGAACCGGGACGGCTTTTCGCTGCTGGCGATGGGCTTTACCGGCAAGGAGGCCGCCCAGTGAACGGCCGCAACAAGCGCTGGGCAGAACAGCGCTGGGAAAAACGTCAGCCGGAGCGGCTGGAACACATCCGCAAAAAGAAGGAGGATGAAAGCCATGAGAAAGCCAAGAAGCCCTTACCTGAAGCTGGCCCGCCTCATCGAGGACGAAGGGTTTGAGCACCGGGAGTTCGCCAAGCTGGTCGGCATGGGTGAAAGCACCCTGTCCACCCGCCTGAACCCGAAGCCGGAGCAAAAGAACAATGAGTGGCGCCATTACGAGATCACCGCCATTTGCAGGGAGCTTCACATCCCGCAGGAGCAGATCGGAGAGTATTTCTTCCCGAAGGTTGAGAAAGGAGCATGAACATGAAGGCAAAACTTTACATCGACAGTGAGGACTCGACCATCGAGGTCGAAGGTGGTCCCAGCGACGTGCTGCATCTTCTGGTGTGCGCAATCGCCCAGATTCTGAAGAGCTATTTCCCGGACGATTTTGAGCGGCAGATGGGCTGGGCGTCTGGACTGCTCTACAACACGATCCGCGAGCTGAAAGAGGAGGACGACGATGAAGATTAAATCCACCGTCTGGCAGGTGCTGGCCGCCGGGAGTTTCGGTGCGGGCCTGCTGTACGCCCTGGGCATTGAGGGCACCGCGCAGGTGGGCGGCACCATCTCGGACAGCCAGTTCACCACCGCCATGGTGCTCATTCTGGCGGCCCTTGCCCTGATGCGCATCAGCTTTGCCGTGCAGGACGCCGATGAGCGGGCCCACCGGAAAGTCCACAAGGAGCCCCAGAACACCGTGAAGGGCAAGCGGAAGGTGGGGTAACCCTCATGCCTGACCTTGTCAACAATGCCTTTTGGTATACGGTCTGGGACGCCAAGAGCGGTGACCTGCTGGCCAGCGGCACGGCTGCCATGTGCGCCCGGCGGCTGGGCTACGCCAGCGCCAACAGTTTTGCCGCTTCCGTCTGCCACTGGCTCAAGGACGGCAGGCAGCACGTCAAGTACATTTGCCAGCGGGAGCTCATCCCGCGCAGCGAAGTGGACAGCCTGCCACGCAAAACAAAAAGGCCCGCCCGTGTTCGCAGCACGGACGAGCCCAAGGGTGATGGATTCTCTACTCCCCATCACCCCGAAGAATAACACACTTTGGAGGTTTTTACAAGCATGAAAGGTATTCTGATCGAACCGGGCCGCGCCCCGGAACCGGCAAATCTGCCGGACACCCTCTCCGCTATGGAGGCCCGGCTTGGCGGCACGGTGGAGCATTACATCTTCCCGCGCACCCCGGCGGTGCTGTTCTTCCGCACGGCGGGCCAGCCGGTCAACCGTGTGGTGCGCGGCCAGCCACTGTGCGGCACCATCTTCTGCTATGGCTGGCGTGGCGGCGACATCAAGCCGCTGTCCGGTGCCCTGCTCGCCGAGCTGCTGGACCGTCTGAAGGACACGGAGGTGCGGGTATGAACGAGTACATCATCAGCCAGAACTGCAACGGTGTCCACTATGCCTATTCCCGTGGGCGGTTCTGGCGCTGGGACGAATCTGCACACGTCTGGAAAGAGAGCCACCTGCTGGCCCAGAAGTTTGGCAAAGCCAAGACCGTTGAAAAGCGGCTGACCCCGGAAGCGTTTCTGACCAGCAACGAGTTCATCCCGATGGACGAGTACGAAATCGACTGCGCAATGCTGGACGCATTAGAAAATGCCAAGCCCTGCAAAAATGCCCCCATCGACCCAGTGGAAGAGGATTCTTCCTCGGGTGTTCCTGCTTCCTGCATCTGCTCTACCTGCACCTGTGGCGGGTGCAAAGAAGAATGCTTCGGAAACTGCCACAGCTGCGGCCATCCCGTGCAGGAGTGCAACAGCTATCAGACCGAAGGCGAAAAGCATTTAACTCCCGCTCACTCTGCGGATGTTGACAAACCGGAAGTGCCCGGAACCCAGACGACACAGAACAAGCCCCTGACCACGATCCCGGATGAGATGCGCCCGGCGTTTGATTATTCCGGGCTGGATGCACAGACGGTGGATGACCTGCACTTTGCAGAAAAGGAGTACCAGCACGGCAAAAAGCTGGCCGAGCGCGGCCTTGTCCACATGGGCAATGCCATTGCCGCCGCCCATGATGCACTGTGTGGCACCGTTGTCCAACAATTGGACAACGGTGAAGATGGAGCTTGTCGCACAATGCGAAAAGCTCGAAATAACCAGCACAGCGAAGATACGTTCAAAAGCTGGTGCCTGTCTATCGGCATCACCAAGGATAGTGCCTACCGACTGCTGCAGGTCTCTGCCCTGATGGACGGCAGCAGCCCCCGCCAGCGGGCCATTCTGGAAGCCCTGCCGCCGACCCTGCTGTATGCCGTGGCAAAGCCCAGCGCTCCGGCAGAGCTGGTGGAGAAGGTCAAGAACGGTGAGGTTTCCACGAACAAGGAGTATCAGGACCTGCTGGCCCAGATCAAAGCCGAGAAAGAGCGGGCCGATGCTGCCGAGGCTGAGCGGGACAAGCTGCTGGGTGCCCAGAATCGGGCTGCTTGGGCGGAAAGCCACATCCAAGATGTCGAAGCCCAGCGGGATGCCGCCCTTGCGGACGTGCAGGGTCTGACCGAGCAGAACGCCAAGCTCCAGCAGAGTTACCACGATGCGGACGAAAGCCGCATTGCCGCCAACCTCCAGCGCCAGAAAGCCGAAGCTGAGCGCGACAGGGCCGAAGCCCGCGCCAAGGACGCGGAGAACCAGCTTGCAGGCTCCCGGCAGGTGGCCGAGGCGGCCAAGCTCCGGGGCGACAAACTCAAGGCCGAGAACGACGCGCTGAAAAGTCAGCCCATCACCGCGGTGGTGGACGAAGAAGAGGTGGACAGGCGTGCCGGAGAAAAGGCGTACCAGATGGCCGCCGAGATGACCGCCGAGCTGCAGGCAAAGCTGAACGCCGTCACCGGAGACGCAGAGCAGGACGTCCGGAACGCTTACGACAGCGTCCTGCTGGCCAGCCGCTCCATGCTGAACACCTGGCAGATGGTAAAGCCGCAGTTCTGCAAGCTGCCGAAAGCCCAGCGGGAGACCCTTGCCAACCAGATCGTCAGCATCAACGGACAAATCAATGGGGAGGTCGCACAATGTCTGTAACCATTACGGCCCTTGAGGCCGAAAACGTCAAGCGCATCAAGGCGGTGGCCTTTGCGCCGTCGCCCACCGGGCTCACTCTCGTGGGCGGCAACAACAATCAGGGCAAGACCAGTGTGCTGGACGCGCTGGCGTGGGCGCTGGGCGGGGAGCGCTTCCGCCCCACTGCCGCACAGCGGGACGGGGCGGTCGCCCCGGCCCACCTCAAGGTCACCCTGTCCAACGGCGTGATCGTGGAGCGCAAGGGCAAAAACGCCAGCCTGACCGTTACCGACCCCACGGGCCGCCGCAGCGGCCAGCAGCTGCTCAACGCCTTTGTGGAGCCGCTGGCCCTCGATCTGCCCCGCTTCATGGACGCCAGCGACAAGGAAAAGGCTGACATCCTGCTGCGCATCATCGGCATTGGGGCCGAGCTGCACACCCGGGATCTGGAGATCAAGGGCCTGTACGACAAGCGCACCTTCACCGGTCAGCTGGCCGCCCAGAAAAAGCACTTTGCCGAGGAACTGGTCTCCTACCCGGAAGCCCCGGACGAGCCGGTCAGCGCTTCCGACCTCATCCGCCAGCAGCAGGACATCCTTGCCCGCAACGGCGAGAACCAGCGCAAGCGGACGCAGCTGGCCCAGCTCTCGGATTTGCTTGAACGGCAGAAAAAGGTCGTTGCAGACCTTGAGTTTCAGCTGACTGGCGAAAAGCAGCGGCTGGTGACCATGCAGGCCGATGTGAAAATCGCCCAGACTGCTGCTGAAGATCTTCAGGACGAATCCACCGCCGAGCTGGAAGCCTCCATCCGGGACATTGAGGAGACCAACCGCAAGGTGCGGGCCAACCTGGAAAAATCCCGGGCTGAGGACGAAGCCGCCCAGTACGCCAGCGAGTACGACCGCCTGACCGAATCCATCCAGCAGAAGCGTGCCGACCGCATGGCCCTGCTGAACGGCGCAGACCTGCCGCTGCCGGGGCTGAGCGTGGAGGACGGCGTCCTTACTTACAAAGGCAAGCACTGGCGGGATATGTCCGGCAGTGACCAGCTGCGGGTGGCCGCCGCCATCGTGCGCCGGCTGAACCCGGACTGCGGCTTTGTTCTGCTGGACAAGCTGGAGCAGATGGACATGACCACCCTGCAGGAGTTTTCCGCCTGGCTGGAAGCAGAGCACCTGCAGGCCATCGCCACCCGCGTGTCCACCGGCAGTGAGTGCCAGATCATCATTGAGGACGGCATGGTCAAGGACGCCGTGCCGCCCGAAGAGAAGCCCCAGCCCCGGAGCTGGACGAAAGGAGCGTTTTAAATGAGCAAGTATGCAGTCACCAGCGGCATCCAGACCGCGCCGGTCAAAACCGTGCTCTACGGGCCGGAGGGCATTGGCAAATCCACCTTTGCCTCCCATTTTCCGGATCCGGTGTTCATCGACACCGAGGGCGGCACAAAGCGGCTGAATGTGGCCCGCCTGCCCCAGCCCACCAGCTGGGCGATGCTGCTGGACGAGGTGGCCGAGGTGCGCAAGGGCAGTGTACCCTGCGGCACGCTGGTCATCGACACCGCCGACTGGGCAGAGCGCCTGTGCATCCAGGCCGTGTGCGCCCGCGCCAAGGTGAACGGCATCGAGGATTTTGGCTACGGCAAGGGCTACACCTACGTCAAGGAAGAGTTTGCCAAGCTGCTGGACGCGCTGGAAGAGGTGCTCAACGCCGGGCACAATGTGGTGGTGCTGGCCCATGCCGCCATCACCAAATTCGAGCAGCCGGACGCCGTGGGCAACTACGACCGCTGGAGCATGAAGACCTCCAAACAGGTGGCCCCGCTGCTGCGGGAGTGGTGCGACATGCTGCTGTTCGCCAACTACAAGACCGTGGTGGAAAAGGCGGGCAGCAGTCCCAACGCCAAAAACAAGGCCAGCGGCGGCCGCCGGGTGATGTACACAGCGCATCACCCCTGCTGGGACGCCAAGAACCGCTTTGGCCTGCCGGAAGAAGTGCCCTTTGAGTACGCCAGCATTGCCGCCTGCATCCCCGGTTGCAACACTGAGAACAGGGCAGTTCTTAGCTCTCCCTCTGGGAGAGCTGGCACGGCGCAGGCCGTGACTGAGAGGGCGAGCCAGCCAGAAGCCGACATCCTGCCCACCCCGCAGGCACAGCCGGAACCGCCCCGTGAAGAGGTTCCTAAGGCCCTGCTCACGCCGGATCTGGTCGCCCTGGGCGTGCCGGAAAAACTGGCTCCGCTCATGAGCGCCAACAACGTGACTCCGGAAGAGCTGCAGCATGTAGTGGGCGAGCGGGGCTACTTCCCGGAGGATATGCCCATCAAGGACTACCCCATGGATTTTGTGGAGGGCTGCCTGATCGCCGCATGGCCGCAGGTGCTGCAGATGGTCCTGGACAGCCGTGACCTGCCGTTTTAACGTACATTAAATAAAGGAGAAGCATTATGAACGAGATGAACAACGAAGGTTTCGCTTTGGGTTGGGATGACGAGTTTACCAACGAGCAGCAGGAATTCGTGCTGTTGCCGGAGGGCGAGTACCCCTTTGAAGTGACCCAGATGGAGCGTGCCCGCTATGAGGGCGGGGCCAAGCTGCCGCCCTGCTCCATGGCAAAACTGACCCTGCGCATTTATGGCGGGGCCAAGGGCGACACCACCGTGACCCACCGCCTGTACCTGCATACCAAGACCCAGGGTCTGCTGGGCGCGTTCTTTGAGAGCATCGGCCAGTGCATGCGGGGCGAAACCTTCCGCCCCCGCTGGAACGAGGTGGTAGGTGCCAAGGGCATCTGCAAGCTGGGCGTCCGGGAGTACACCAAACAGAGCGGCCCTCACGCCGGTGAGACCGGCCAGAGCAACGAGGTGCAGCGCTTCCTGCCGCCCCCGGCACCCAAGGCGGCACCCTCGCAGGGCTGGACGCAGGGGGCATTCTGATGGGGCAGGAACTGAGACCCTACCAGCAGCAGGCCCGTGACCGCATCCACGCCGAGTGGGACGCCGGCCACACCCGCACCCTGCTGGTGCTGCCCACCGGCACCGGCAAAACCATTGTGTTTGCGTCGGTGGCTGCCGATCAGGTGCGTGCCGGCGACCGGGTGCTCATTCTGGCGCACCGGGGCGAGCTGCTGGAACAGGCTGCCGACAAGCTGCAGCGTTCCACCGGCCTTGTCAGCGCCGTGGAAAAGGCCGAATCCACCTGCCTGGACAGCTGGTTCCGGGTGGTGGTGGGCAGCGTGCAGACCCTGCAGCGCACCGCCCGGCTGGAACGCTTCCCGCAGGATTATTTCGGCACCATCATCATCGACGAGGCCCACCACGCCATCACCGACGGTTACCGCCGCATCCTGGACTACTTCAGCGGGGCCAAGGTGCTTGGCGTCACCGCCACGCCGGACCGCGGCGACATGCGGAACCTGGGCGAGGTGTTCGACAGCCTGGCCTATGAGTACAAGCTGACGGATGCCATCAAAGAGGGTTATCTGTGCAAGATCATGGCCCAGACCATTCCCCTGAAGCTGGACATCACCGATGTTGGTTTTACCAGCGGCGATTACTCGCTTGGACAGTTGGGCACGGCGCTGGACCCGTACCTGGAACAGATCGCCGCCGAGATGGCACAGCGGTGCAAAGGCCGCAAGACCGTGGTGTTCCTTCCCCTCATCAAGACCAGCCAGAAGTTCCGGGACCTGCTGAACACCTACGGCTTCCGGGCTGCCGAGGTCAACGGCCAGAGCGACGACCGCAGGCAGGTGCTGGCCGACTTCGACGCCGGCAAATACAATGTACTGTGCAACTCCATGCTGCTCACCGAGGGCTGGGACTGCCCCTCCGTGGACTGCGTGGTGGTGCTGCGGCCCACCAAGGTGCGCAGCCTGTACAGCCAGATGGTGGGGCGCGGCACCCGCCTTTCCCCGGGCAAGACCGACCTGCTGTTGCTGGATTTCCTGTGGATGACCGACAAGCACGAGCTGTGCCGCCCGGCAGACCTGGTCTGTGAGGACCGCACTGTGGCCCGCCAGATGACCGAGCATCTGGCCGAGACCGGCTGCCCGGAGGACATCGAGGAGGCCGCCGCCCAGGCCAGCGAGGACGTGGTGGCCCAGCGGGAAGAAGCCCTTGCCAAGCAGCTGGAAGAGCAGCGCCGTAAAAAGGCAAAACTGGTGGACCCGCTGCAGTACGAAATGAGCATTCAGGCCGAAGATCTGGCCGGGTATGTGCCCGCCTTTGGCTGGGAGGCCGGTCCGCCCAGCGAGCAACAGACCGCCGCGCTGGAAAAGCTGGGCATCCTGCCGGACGCAGTGGAATCCGCCGGCAAGGCCGCCCTGCTGCTGGACCGCCTGAACAAGCGCCGGGACGAGGGCCTGACCACGCCCAAACAGATCCGCTGTCTGGAAAAGTACGGGTTCCAGCATGTGGGCACCTGGAGCTTTGAGGCCGCCCGCCACATGATCGATCGCATAGCGGCTCAGGGCTGGCGCGGCGTGCCCAAGGGCGTGAACCCCCGCACCTATACCCCCGCTGCAGAGCCGCCTGCTGCAGACAGTCCTTTTGATTTTGGATGGTAACGTGAATGGACAATGCGAATGAACTCAAAGAAGCGCTGGATTTTCTCAGCCCGTCCGCCCTGACCTACGACGAATGGATCCTGGTGGGCATGGGCCTGAAGGAAGCCGGCCTGCCCGTGGAAGCATGGGAACAGTGGAGCGCCCGGGACGGGGGCCGCTACCACAAAGGCGAGTGCGCCAAGAAGTGGGCCAGTTTCCACGGCGGCGGGGGCAGCCCCGTCACGGCCAGCAGTATCTTTCAGCTGGCCTATTCCAGCGGATGGAGAGGCCCTGCCGGCCATGCACTGGACTGGAACGACGACATCTCCGCCGGGACGAACCACACAGACGGCCAGCTGGTAGACCCCCGTTGGGTGGAAGCCCACGATCTCGCCCTGCCGGAACAGTGGGACCCTGTGGACCAGCTCAGGCGCTACCTGCAGGCCCTGTTTGAAGAGGACGAGTATGTGGCCTATGTCACCGAGAGTTTCATGGCCGACGACAAACGCCGCCCGGCCAAGGGCAGCTGGACCCGCACCGCCGGGCAGCTCCTTGCCGAACTGGGCACCTGCGGCGGGGATCTCGGCAAGGTGCTGGGCGACTGGGACCCGGAGGTGGGTGCCTGGATCTGCTTCAACCCCGTGGACGGCACAGGCCGCAAGGACGCCAACGTCACCGCCTACCGCTACGCCCTTGTGGAGTGCGATAACATGGAGCTGGGCAAGCAGCAGGCCATCATCAAGCAGCTGGAGCTGCCCTGCGCCGCGCTGGTGTACTCCGGCGGCAAGAGCGTCCACGCCATCGTCAAGGTGGACGCCCCGGACTATGCCGAGTACCGCAAGCGGGTGGATTACCTCTACGCTGCCTGCCAGAAAAACGGCCTGACCCTCGACCAGCAGAACCGCAACCCCAGCCGCCTGAGCCGGATGCCCGGCATCCTGCGCGGCGACAAGCGGCAGGTGCTTCTGGAGACCAATTTCGGCAAGAGCTGCTGGGACGAGTGGGTGGACTGGCTGGAAGCCGAGACCGACGACCTACCGGACACCGAGAACCTCGCCGCCGACTGGGAGCACCTGCCCCCGCTGGCAGACCCGCTCATCTTCGGGGTGCTGCGCAAAGGGCACAAGATGCTTCTGGCGGGCCCCAGCAAGGCCGGCAAGAGCTTTGCCCTCATCGAGCTGTGCATCGCCATTGCCGAGGGCAAACCGTGGCTGGGCCAGTTCTCCTGCGCCCAGGGCAAGGTGCTGTACATCAATCTGGAGCTGGATCGGGCCTCCTGCCTGCACCGCTTCAAGGATGTGTACACCGCCATGGGCCTGCCGCCGGAGCACCTGAAAAACATTGACATCTGGAACCTGCGCGGTGCGTCCGTGCCCATGGACAAGCTGGCCCCCAAGCTCATCCGCCGGGCCCAGAAAAAGGGCTACATGGCCGTGGTGCTGGACCCCATTTATAAGGTAATCACCGGCGACGAGAACAGCGCCGACCAGATGGCCAAGTTCTGCAACCAGTTTGACCTTGTGTGCCGCGCACTGGACTGCGCCGTGATCTACTGCCATCACCACAGCAAAGGTGCCCAGGGCGGCAAGCGCAGCATGGACCGTGCGTCCGGTTCCGGCGTGTTCGCCCGTGACCCGGACGCCATGCTGGACATGACCGAGCTGACGCCCACCGACGCCATCCGGGAGCAGCTGCGCAACAAGGCAGCTTGTCGGGTCATCAAGGCCATGCTGGACAAGCGCGGCCATGCGGACGCCTACGGCCCGGACGATACCCTCAGCAAGAGCCGGATGCTGGCCGTGGCCAAGGAGTGCCTGGGCCTGGCCGACCTGCGGGCCATTGACGCCGAAGTCGCCGCCGCCCAGAAGCAGGCCGACGGCATGACTGCCTGGCGCATCGAGGGCACGCTCCGCGAGTTCGCCCGCTTTGACCCGGTGAACCTCTGGTTTGACTACCCGGTGCACAAGCCGGACAGCGGCCTGCTGGAGGATCTCCAGCCGGACAGCGACTTCCGCACTCTGGGCAACCGCGGTGCCGCTAAGCGCTGGGGCGACAAAGGCAAAGTGACCAAGGACAAAAAAGCCGAACTGGACACCGCCTTTGAAGCCTGCACCATGGACGGCGAGGTGACCGTCTATGCTCTGGCCGAATACATGGACCTAAAGCCCCGCACCGTCAAGACCCGCCTGAAGGATGACGGGCGGTTCTGGATCGACGGTGAGAAAGTTGGACGCAAGGAACCCGGCAGCAACGGTTAAACGATTTGTAATTTTTGCAATTACAGTTTGTTGTAAAAATGCAGTTATAGCCGCTATTTTGCACGACACGAAAAACTGCAATTTTGCAGTTATAGCCGCTATGACTGCAGATTTTGCAGTGCAACATAGCCTATATATAATAGCTAAAACTGCAACTGCAATTGTGATGGGGTTTCCCGAAGGATGGGGCGACCACAGCCCCCATCCATTCGGAGACCCTCCCCATCACGTTGGCGAACTGAAAAAAAGAAAAACGAGGTGAACCCCATGTACACGCAATTCTTTATCCCCATGCAGCCGCCCACCACCACCCACAACGCAAAGCAGCTGCACGCTTACATGAAGGGCGGGCAGCCCCACGCGGTGCTCCACGACAGCCCGGAACTCAAAGCCACCCGTGCCAAGCTCCATGCGTATCTCGCGCCCCATGCGCCCAAAACGCCCATCCCGGCAGGCCAGCCGGTACGGCTGCTGGTCAAGTGGTGCTTCCCCACCGAGGGCAAGCGCCGCAGCGGCGAGTGGCGCACCAGCAAACCCGACACCGACAACCTGGAAAAGGCCCTCAAGGACGAGATGACCCGCCTGCACTTCTGGGCGGATGACGCGCAGGTGTGCAGCGAGATCGTGGAGAAGTTCTGGTCGGACCCCTGCGGGGTGTTCGTCCGGGTGGAGGAGCTGGCATGACCTACGAAGAGAAAAGACGCTGGCTCAGTCGGTACGGGGACGCTATGGTAAAGGCCAAGCACCTGCGAGATGATTTAGATGAAGCAGAACGTGACACCGGTTGTACCACGCAGCAACTGACCGGAATGCCGGGCGGCAGCGGTGATGGGCAGAGTCTGGCACGAACTGTAGAACGTATTGAACGAGCCGAGAAAGCCTTGAATGCACAGATCATGCTGTGTGATGATCTCCACGCCGAACTTATGGCCCGACTGGAGGATGTGGACGACCCGAAGGATTACGAGGTCCTGCGGCTGAAGTATCTCCGCTTTCAGGACTGGGAGCAGATTGCACAGAAGATGAGCATCTGTGTACGGCAGGTTTACCGTCATCACCGTAAAGGTGTGGATGCTTTGGAACTGTGACAGATGTCAGTAAAACGTCAGTACGACGTCAGTGACATGTCTTTGATTTCATGATAAAATAGTATCATCGCAAGAGCCCGCAGGAAAGGTTTACTCCCTTCAATCCTGCGGGCTTTGTGCTGCCCGGCTGCGACAGGGGAACACACATTTACTCACCCAACAGCCTGAATGTACCAGCCGGGCCTTTTTTGATATTTTCCGCCGTCCGCAGGGGCGGCTTTTTTCATACCCCCGGGGCCTGCAAAGACCCCCGGGGTCATTTTGTACCCTGCCCCCCTCCGCAAAGCACCCCCGCCCCTGCAAAGGCCCCCGGAGTGTGCCCGGCGGGGTGCAAGCCTGCCTGCCATGCGCAGGCTTTTTGTCTGTCAGGAGGTGAACCGCATGGGCAACCCGCGCTATGCCAACGGACAGCTGCGGCGGCGCAACCGGGCCCGGCTCCGGGCGATGGGCGGCGAATGCGGCATCTGTCACGGGCGTTTCGGGCCGATTCATTATGACGAACCTTCCGACGCACAGCACCCGCTATCCTTCGTGGTGGACGAGATCAAGCCCGTTTCCCGCTGGCGGGAGTTCGGCTACCCGTCCGCGCGGGCAGCTGCCGAAGATTGGTCGAACCTTCAACCCGCACACTGGTTCTGCAATGCGCAAAAGGGCAACAAAACCGGTCAAAACGGCCCAAAATCGGGCAAATTCCTGCGCGTTCCGAAGGTTTCAGACGGCGACTGGTGAGGGGTGGGGAGGGGCCCCCGCCCACGCCCACGGCGACCCCTGTGCTGTCCAGCGCCGATTTACACACAGGAAAATTTTGAAGGGGGCTTCTGAGCCATGGCGACCATGAAAAGCATCACGGCACGGGGCACCCGGCTCGACCAGCTCAAACAGCTGGCCAAGGTGCTGGCGGCGGGCATCGACACCTGCGAGGACTGCCGCGCCCTGCCTCAGCTGACCAAGCAGTACCGGGAGACCATCCGGGAGATAGAAGAGATCGAAGGAGCGAACGACGATGGCGACGAGATCGGCGAGATCCTCGCAGAGAGAGAAAGCAATGGGAAGCCAGGAGCCGTCCGAACGCATCGCGCCGGAGTACCGGGCCACTGACGGGCCGGATGCCGTGCGCATCCTGCGGGCGGGCGGCACCGTGCTGGACCCGTGGCAGAGCGACATCCTGGACGACTGGATGGGCCGCACCGTGTCCGGCAAATGGACTGCCCCCACGGCGGGCGGCAGCGTGCCCCGCCAGAACGGCAAGAGCCTGCTGGTGCAGGGGCGGGCGGCGTCCGGCATGCTCATGTTCAACGAAACGGTCATCTACACGGCCCACCTGCAAAAGACCGCCACCGAGACCTTTGAGGAAATGCGGGCCTTTTTTGAGGGCCCGAAAATGCGCCGGTATGTTTCCGAGATCCGCACCGCCCTGGGCCGCGAGCAGATCATCCTGAAGAGCGGCGCAAAGATCAAGTTTCTGGCCCGTACCCGCAACGGCGGACGCGGCCAGCACGGCGACCTGCTCATCTTCGACGAGGCGCAGGAGTTGGACGAGACCGCACAGGGCAGCTTCATCCCGGCCATTTCGGCCAGCCTGAACCCACAGACCATCTATGTGGGCACCCCGCCCGGCCCGGATGCCGTGGGCACCGTGTTCCGGGCCCTGCGCAAGCGGGCACTGGACGGCGAAGCCAAAAAAGCTGCGTGGTTCGAGTTCAGCGTGCCGGAGATCGGCGACGTGAAAGACCCCGCCCGCTGGGCAGCGGCAAACCCGGCCCTTGGGCGGCGCATCCAGTACGGCACCATTGAGGGTGAAAGCGAGCAGCTGGACCCGGACACCTTCGCCCGGGAACGCCTGGGCTGGTGGAGCCCGGTGGCCACCGAACATCTGGACTATGCCCTCGACCGTAAGGCGTGGGCAGCCTGCGCCAGCGAGGACGAAAAGCCCGAGGGCAAGACCGCCTACGGCGTCAAGTTTGCCGCCGACGGCAGCGCCGTGTGCCTGTGCGGTGCCGTGATCCCCAAAGAGGGCCCCGCCCGCGTCTCTCTTATCGACCTGCGGCCCACCGGGCAGGGCCTTGCATGGCTGGCCGACTGGCTGTGCGACCGGTACGGCAAGGCCAGCTGCGTGGTCATCGACGGGCGCAACGGCGTGGACGTGCTGGTGGAGCGCATCCGGGAAGTCTGGAAGGCAAAGAACGCGGTCGTCCGGCCCGGAGCACGGGACGTGATCGCCGCCGTGAGCCTGTTCACCAACGCGGTGAATGAGCAGCACCTGACCTGGTACGCACCCCAGACCGCCCTGAACGAGAGCGCCGTCACCGCCACCAAGCGCCCCCTTGCGGGCGGCTTTGGCTTTGGCGGCGAGAACAGCCTGCCGGTGGAAGCCTGCGCGCTGGCCCTGTGGGGCGCAAAGACCTGCCGCCGCGACCCCACCAGCAAGATGCGCATCGGCTGAAAGGAGCACCATGTTCGTTACCCTGAATTTTGGCCCGGTGGAGGGCCTGAGCGCGGAAGAACTGCAGCAGCTGCAGGATCTGGCCGACGCCTACAACTACCACCAGAGCCGCAACCGCCTGAAAGATAAATATTACGAGGGCCACGTCACCCTGCAGGACGTGAACCTTGGCGTTGCCCTGCCGCAGGGCCTGCGCAACCTGGAAGTGGGCTGCAGCTGGGGCCAGAAGGCCGTGGATGTTCTGGCGGCCCGCTCCATGTTCGACGGCTTTGTGGGCACCGGCGGCAGTCTGGACAGCCTTGCAAAGCTGGTGGCCGACAACCGCCTTGTGGCACAGTACGCCAAGGCCTGCCGGGACGAGCTGAAATACGGCTGCACCTTTGCCACCCTGTCCGGGGACAACGCCATCGGCTGCAGCATCCGGTTCCACTCGCCTGCCACGGCAGCCGCCCTCTGGAGCGGCGAGAAGGGCCGCATCGACTGCGGCCTTGCCATCGTGGACACCGTGAAGGATGAGCACTTCGAGGGCACATGGCGGCCCTCTGTGGTCAACTTCTACACGGATGACGCGGTCATTGTGCTGCAGTCAAACGGCAGCTTCTGGACGGCGCAGCGCTGCGCCCACAAGATGGGCCGCCCGCTGATGGAGCCGCTGATCTGGAACGCCACCAACTCCAAGCCCTTCGGCCGCTCCCGGCTCAAAAAGCCCATCCGCGCTCTGATCGACGATTACATCCGCACGGCAGCCAACGCCACCATCGCGCTGGAATTTGCCACCACGCCCCAGAAGTACATCCTCGGCGTGACCGATGAGCAGTATGACGCCATCATTTCCAACAAGTTCAAGACCTACATGGGGGCCATTATCGCCGCCACGGCCAACCCGGAGACCGGTGAAAACCCGACCCTGGGCCAGCTGGCACAGGGCAGCCTGACGCCCCATGTGGAGAAGATGCGGATGACCGCCACCCAGTTTGCGGCGGCCACCGGCCTGACCGTGACCGACGTGGGCGTGGTGAACGACGCCAACCCCACCAGCAGCGACGCCATCCTTGCCCAGAGCCAGACGCTGGTGCTTCTGGCCCAGCAGCTGAACACCGGCAACGGCGACGCCCTGCGCACCATCGCCTGCATGGCGCAGGCCGTGGCGCGGGACTGCCGCCTGGCCGACCTGACCGAGGAAGAGACCGGCATCATGGCCCACTTCAAAAACCCCGCCATGCCCAGCGTGGCCGTGACCGCCGACGCCGCCATCAAGATCGCATCCGCCCGGCAGGAGTTCGCCAGCACGGACACGTTTTTGGAGATGATCGGCTTTGACCAGGCGGACATCCGGCGCATCAAGGCGCAGGAACAGCGGGCGCGCGGGCAGGCGCTGCTGATGGAGATGGACGATGCAGATAACGACACGGACATGGAATAATTACATTGCCCGGCTCTCCCGGCTGAACGAGGCTGCCGGGCAGAAGATGCGGGAGTACATCCGGCTGCACGGCACGGACGATACCGAAGCGCTGATCTCCTACGCCTACGCGGTCACTACCCGGTACGGCGAGGGCAGCGCGGAGCTTGCCTGCCAGATGTATGATGCACTGGCCGAGGCCGAGGGGATGCTGCTGCCCACAGCAGAGCCTGCCGCCACTGCCAGCTATGGCGAGGTAGCCCGCATGGTGCACGCCACCAAGGACCAGAACCCCGAGAACCTGCCCAGCGGCGTGAGCCGCCTTGTCAAGCGGGCAGGCGCAGACACCACCCTGCACAACGCGGTACGGGACGGTGCCGAGTGGGCATGGGTGCCCCACGGGGACACCTGCCCCTTCTGCATCACGCTGGCCTCCCGCGGCTGGCAGACCGCCAGCCAAAAGCTGCTGAAGAATGGGCACGCGGAGCACATCCATTCCAACTGCGACTGTGAGTTTGCGGTGCGGTTCCATTCCGGCACAAGCGTTGCAGGCTACGACCCGGAGAAATACCTCAAGCAGTACCGGGACGCCGGCAGCGATGTGAACGCCATGCGCCGCATCGACTACGCCGCCCGGAAGGATGCTATCAACGCCCAGAAGCGGGCGGCGTATGCGGCAAGAAAAAACTTCTCTGTTTATTCGAGCTTGAACATGGAGCCAAAACCTGTTACAATGCAGTCAATCAGCAATGTCAAGGCGTTCAGCTGTGACACGCTGGATGCTACTGGACAACAGCAGCTGAAAAATGCGCACAAACGTCTGCTTATGACCGCATCCAAGCAGCCGCTTGGAGTGGAAGTTGGCAGGGCATACGATTTGAATATGAAACCGCTCACAAAAGAGTTAACAGGAGCAGCAGAGCGCTCAACAGTGTCGGTGCCAAAACAAAATGTGCCGTATATTGTTATCCATACACACCCTGACAGTAACATTTTCTCACAACGGGATTTGAGTAACTTTGCAAATAACGTAAACCTGAAAATGCTTACAGCTGTTGGCCATGATGGGCACGTTTATGCGGTTGAAAAATCAGCTTCGTTTGACGCAAAAGCCGTAAAAACACTGGTTTCTGATCTCGGAGAATCCGTCAACGGCATTGCAGATCAATATGATCGGAAAGAGATTTCCTATCAGGAAGCCGCCGAATCGTTGAATTTTCTTGTTCGCAACTGTCTATCAGAATTGGAGGAATACGGTGTCAAGTTCTACGAATGAAAAGTTCTTTACCCCGGAACGCATAAAGAAAATGCAGCAGTATCTGATAGACCATCCTATCGACCATAAATATGACGAACTATGCGCCCAAGATATCTATGATGGGGATGACGTTCCGCCACGGCAGCTGGCTGCACGAGGTTATTATGACGTTCTGAAAGAACTTGGAAAACTCCCGGCGGGAGTTGAATGACCGTTAAACCACGATGCACACGCACCGTGGTTTTTTGTTGCCCAAAAACAGAAAGGAGCCATCATGGAAAAAGATGATTATTTCGTTGTCGTTTACAAAATCCTTGCTTACCTGTATGTCATCCTGAAGGAAGGCCGCCACCCTGACCCGAAGCTGCTGCAGCATGACAGCAAGATGCTGGGCATCAATGAACTGTACTGGACATACATCATGGAAAGCCTGCAAGACGAAGGCCACATCAAAGGTCTGGACGTCACCACCATGTGGGGCGGCGACAAGATGATCTCCGGCCTTGAAAGCTGCCAGATCACTCCGGCGGGCATCTGGTATCTGATGGACGACTACACGATGGAAAAGGTGAAGGACTTTCTCATGAAAGCTGACATCGCCGTTTCCCGCGTCTGATACGCTGCCCCATTCAAAGCACTGTGCAAAAAATGCACGGTGCTTTTTTCATGCCGTCTTAGCTCATTCGGGAAGAGCGCCGGTCTCCAAAACCGGAAGCGGGAGGTTCGATGCCTCCAGACGGTGCCACGCTGCAAGATCTGCAGCAAATACACGCCACGGCTGCGGAAAAGCCGGGAAAGGAATTTACCACTATGGCAGAAACTGTACACCAGGAACCCACCACCCCCGCTGCCGAGGGGCAGCAGAACAATGAGCGCACCTTCACCCAGGCCGAGATGAACGCCATCATCTCCGACCGGCTGAGCCGGGAGCGCTCCAAATACGCCGACTACGACGATCTGAAGGCCAAGGCCCAGCAGTTCGATGCCGCGCAGGAAGCGGGCAAGACCGAGCTGCAGAAGGCAAACGAGAAGGCCGCAAAGCTGCAGGAGCAGCTGGACACCCTGACCAAGGCCAACACCCTGCGGGAGCTCCGCAGCAAGGTGGCAGCGGCCACCGGTGTGCCCGCCGAACTGCTTTCCGGCGACACCGAGGAGAGCTGCACCGCACAAGCGCAGGCCATCCTCAAGTTTGCACAGCCCGGCTACCCCAGCATCCGGGACGGCGGCGAAGTCCGCAACAAACCCACCGGCTCCACCCGCCAGCAGTTTGCTGACTGGTTCGCGCAGGTGACCAAGTAACAGCAAAGGAGTTTTTTCTATGGCAACTGATATCAACCGCACTACCACCATCACCCTGCCCGGTGAGGTGTCCAGCGAGATCCTGCAGAAAACGCAGGAGAGCTCCGCCGTCATGGCGCTGGCCCGCTCCATCAAGCTGCCGGGCCTGGGCGTGACCATTCCGGTCATCACCGGTGACCCGGAGGCCGCATGGGTCGGCGAGACCGACAAGAAGCCCGTCAAGCGCGGCACGCTGGCCACCAAGGTCATGCAGCCCTACACGCTGGCTGTCATCGTGCCCTTCTCCAACCAGTTCCGCCGCGACGTGCCCGCCCTGTATGACGAGCTGGTCAAGCGTCTGCCGCTGGCACTGGCCCAGAAGTTCGACGCCACGGTGTTTGGCGGCGTCACCGTGCCGGGCTCCAACTTCGACACCCTGAAGAGCTGCACCGCGCAGGAGATCGGCACCGACGCCTACGCCGGTCTGGTGGCCGCTGACGCCGACATTGCCGACCACAACGGCATCCTGAACGGCTGGGTGCTGTCCCCCAAGGGCAAGGCCCTGCTGCTGAATGCTGTGGACGGCAACAAGCGTCCGCTGTTTATCAACAGCGTGGCCGAGGGTGCCGTGCCTATGATCCTGGGCTCCAAGACCGCGCAGAGCAAGGGCGCATATGTTTCCGGCACTCCGGAGGTGGTCGGCTTTGCCGGTGACTGGACCCAGGCGGTGTATGGCACCGTGGAGGGCGTGCAGATCGCCATTGCAGACCAGGCCACCCTGGATGACGGCGGCACCCCCATCAACCTGTTCCAGCAGAACATGTTTGCCGTGCGTGCCGAGATCGAGGTGGGCTTCCGCTGCGACACCACCGTGTTCAACAAGCTGACTAAGGCGGCGGGCTGATGGTGGAGTTTATCAATCAGCTGACCGGTACGGTCATGTACGTTGCGGAGGAGCGCGCGGCAGAATACGCCGCTGCAGGCCATAAGCAGGTGGCGCGGGACCCTCCCGCTGCCCCTGCGGCAGAAAAGCCCAAGGCGGCCCGCAAGACCAGAGCAAAGTGAGGTGCTTCCCATGCTTTACGCTGAAGTGCAGGATGTGGAGGCCGGCTTCCGTGCTCTCTCCAAAGAGGAACAGACCCGCTGCGTTGCCCTGCTGAGCGAAGCGGCCGTGATCATCGACCACTACAACCCGGACGCGGATGCCGACACCAAGCGTGTGGTGTCCTGCCGGATGGTGCGCCGCCCGCTGGGTGACGGTGAGGACGGCGTGAGTTTCCCTATGGGGGCCACGCAGGGCACCGCCACCGCCCTGGGCTACAGCCAGAGCTGGACCATGGGCAGCGGATCCTCCGGAGAACTGTATCTTTCCAAGCTGGAAAAGAAACTGCTGGGCGTCGGGAGCAAGATCGGAGCCCGCAGCCCGCTGGAGGACTTATGCTGAAAGGAATTGACATCACCCTGTACACCAAGACCCAGACCGGTGAGGACCGTTTCCATGCCCCGATCTATGAGGAAACGCCCGTCACCGTGCACAATGTGCTGGTGGGCGAGCCCTCTTCCGAGGCGGTGGTCACCGAACTGCAGCTCACCGGGCGGCGCATCGCCTACACGCTGGCCCTCCCCAAGGGCGACGCCCACGACTGGAACAATGTCCGGGTGGCGTTCTGGGGCCAGACTTTCTGCACCGTGGGCGGGGCCGTGCAGGGCATCGGATCCATGGTGCCTCTGGCCTGGAACAAGAAAGTGCAGGTGGAACGGATTGAATAACGTCAAGGTCAGGCTGAACAAGAAAGGCGTCGGCAAGCTGCTGAAAAGCAAGGAACTGGCCGACGGCCTGAACCGCCTTGCCTTTGCGGCCCAGAGCCGCCTGGGCGACGGGTACGAAGCCGTGTACTACACCGCACCCACCCGTGCCGTGGCGGAAGTCCGGGCGGAAAGCTATGCCGCCCGCAAGGAGAACGCCGACACCAATTCCATTTTAAAGGCCCTGAAATGATCGAAGAAATCATCCTGAATTACCTGCGGGAAAACGGTTTTCCCTGCTTTATGTCCGTGCCGGAGAACCCCTCCGGCAGTTTTTGTGTCCTGGAAAAGACCGGCTCCGACTGCGACGAGGGCATTTACACGGCCACACTGGCGGTGCAGTCCTACGGCCACAATGCCTGCGACCATGACGGCACCTTAGGTGCTGCCCAACTCAACGAGCAGATCAAGGCCGCCATGCAGGCTGCCGACACCCTGCCGGAAGTGGTCTCCTGCGACCTTGTCACCGACTACAATTTCCCGGACACCACCCGCAAACGGCCCCGCTACCAGGCCGTTTTTTCTATCACTCATTACTGACCTGTGAAAGGAGAACTACACATGGCAGACGCAACCAAAGTAACCGCCGCCAAGCCCAAAGTGGGCGGTGCCATCTGGCGTGCCCCGCTGGGCACCCCACTGCCCACCGACGCCAAGACCGAACTGGACAAGGCTTTTAAGTGCCTGGGCTACGCCTCCGAGGACGGCGTGACCAACAGCAACTCGCCCTCCAGCGAGAACACCACCGCCTGGGGCGGCGACACCGTGCTGACCCAGCAGACCGAGAAGCCCGACACTTTCCAGTACACCCTGCTGGAGGCCCTGAACGTGGAGGTGCTCAAGTCCGTGTATGGCGACAGCAACGTCACCGGCACGCTGGAGACCGGCATCACCGTGAAGGCCAACAGCCAGGAGCAGGCCGACTGCAGCTGGGTCATTGAGATGGTGATGAAGAACAAGGCGGTCAAGCGCATCGTCATCCCGGATGCCGCCGTCACCGCCGTGGGCGATATCACCTACGCCAAGAGCGCCGTGGGTTACAACACCACCCTGACCGCCGTGCCGGATGCCCAGGGCAACACCCATTACGAGTACATTCTGGGCGGCACTGCTGCCGCCCAGGCCGCTGCCAAGACCAAGGAGGTGCAGGCATGATCACTGCAAAGACTGAATCCGGCTTTTCCATCGAGCTGGAGGACGACGCTCTGGAGGACCAGGAACTGTTCGACGCCATTTCCGGCATGCAGGACGGCAACGTGTTCAGCATGAGCCACCTGACCGAGCGCCTGCTGGGCACCGAGGGCCGCAAGAAGCTCTATGACCACCTGCGCAACGACAAGGGCCGTGTGCAGCCCCAGGCGGTGGCGCAGGCTCTGAATGAACTGCTGACCAGCTTTTCTGCCGGAAAAAACTCTGCATCCTCGCCGAACTGATCGCATCGGACGAGGACGCGCTCATCTGCGATTTCGCGCAATATTACCATGTGCTGGACTGGCGCAGCCTGCCGCTGCGTCTGGCGGCTACCCTTGCTGCCGGCCTGCCGGAGGACAGCCGCAGCATGATGAAGGCCAGCGGCAAGACCGTGCCGCTGCACATCGAGCTGCAAGCCTACACCGCCGACCGCCTGACGCAGATCCTGTGGGGCCTGAGCAACGACACCCGGACGGTGCCCTCTGTGCTGGCAGACCTGCACGGCCTGTCCGCGGACAGCGATACCGACGTGCAGAGCTACGACAGCCCGGAAGAGTTTGATGCCGCCCTTGCGGCCCTGAAAGGAGGTGGATGACCATGCCGGACGGCATTGAGCTGGCAAAAGCGTATGTGCAGATCGTGCCCTCGGCAGAGGGCATCCAGGGCAAGATCACCGAAGCCCTGGGCGGGGAGCCTGCGGCAGCCGGTGACGCCGCCGGACAGTCCCTCGGTGCCCAGCTGGTGGGCACCCTGAAAAAGGTGATCGCGGCTGCCGGCATCGGCAAGATCATCTCGGAATCCATCAACCTGGGCGGCGCGCTGCAGCAAAGCCTGGGCGGTGTGGAAACGCTGTTCAAGGACAGCGCCGACACCGTTAAGGCCTACGCTGCCCAGGCCTACAAGACCGTGGGCCTGTCGGCCAACGACTACATGGAGCAGACCACCAGCTTTGCGGCCAGCCTGCTGTCCAGCGTCAGCCAGGACACCAACGCCGCCGCCCAGCTTGCCAACATGGCCATGGTGGATATGGCCGACAACGCCAACAAGATGGGCACGGATATGCAGGATATCCAGAACGCCTATCAGGGCTTTGCCAAGCAGAATTACACCATGCTGGACAACCTCAAGCTCGGCTACGGCGGCACACAGGCCGAGATGCAGCGGCTGCTGAAGGACGCCGAGAAACTCTCCGGCGTGCACTACGACCTGGGCAACCTGGCCGACATGTACAGCGCCATCCACGTCATCCAGCAGGAGATGGACATCACCGGCACCACCGCAAAGGAAGCCGCCACCACCCTGACCGGCAGCTTTGCGGCCATGAAGGCGGCTGCGGAAAACGTGATGGGCAACTGATCCACCGGCGCAGACCTCACCGAGCCGCTGCAGGCGCTGGCCGACACGGCACAGACCTTCCTTGTGGGCAACCTGCTGCCCATGATCGGCAATGTACTGGCAGGCATTCCGGAAATCGTTTACAGCCTTGTGCCGGAGCTCCTGCAGACCGGCACCGAGCTGCTCAGCTCCCTGGCACAGGGCTTCACCGAGGGCATCCCGGAGTTCTTCTCCACCGCTCTGCCGCAGCTGCTGGCCTTTACAGACCAGCTGCGGGACAACGCGGCCAGCTTTGTGGACGCCGGTCTGAACCTTATCACCCAGCTGCTCAACGGCCTGATCGCCGGTCTGCCGGATCTGATCGCCTATGTGCCGGACATCATCATCAACATCTGCGGCATCATCAACGACAACATGCCCAAGATCCTCGGCGAGGGCGTGGCCATCATCGTGCAGCTGGTCGTGGGCATCGTCAAGGCGGTGCCGGATCTGCTGGCCAACTGGAAGAAGATCCTGCAGGCCGTGTTGTCGGTCATCTCGGCAGTGAACTGGCTGAACATCGGCAAGAACATCCTCACCGGTGTGGCCAATGGCGTGAAGAGCATGGGTTCCAGCATGCTGAATGCCTTCAAGGGCGGATTTTCCAGTGCTCTTGCCTGGATCAAGAGCCTGCCCTCGCAGGCCGTGCAGTGGGGCAAGAACCTGATCCAGAGCTTCATCAACGGCCTTACCGGCAAAGGCGGTGCGGTTGGTGCAGGAGCCATCGCAGCCACCGCCGGTGCCACCATTGCTAAAACCGCCAGCGGGAACGACTGGTCCTCCGTCTGGGCGGACGCCAACGCCGACGTGGCCGACAGCGCCCAGTCCATGGCGGAGGTGGTCGTCCCGGCCTATACCAAGTCCGGGGACGCCGCCACCAAGGCCGCCGCACAGGCCGCCGAGACCCTGCTGTGGTCCCTGCAGGACGCAGGCCACACCGACACCACCAACGCCCTGGGCAAGGTGACCATCCAGACCACCGAGCTCACCGAGCACCTGCGCAAGGGCAGCGAGGAGTATGACCGGCTGACCCGCACCGTGACCGAATCCGGCAAGGAGATGGTGAACGGCGTGGTGAAAAACTACAAGACTGTCACCAAGTATGTCACCGACCACGGCAAGACCACGGCCCAGACCCAGAAGACCTATGAAGAGATCGCTGCCACTGTAGCCAAGACCGTTACGTCTACAACGGATTCCGTGGTCAACGGCATTGCCACCAGCACCAAGACCATCACCGAGACCCTGACCGACAAAACCACGACCCAGAAACAGGTCATCACCGAGACCTGCAACGACATCGTGGACGGAGCGCTGGTCACGGTGGAGCGGGTCAAGACCATTGCCGCCGATGGTGTCCCGCAGATCACCGAGGAGATCAAGAAAGCCTCTGCCAACAGCTTTGACGGCCTCGTCAAGGGCTGGCAGGACGAGGCCGACAAGGGCGTGGTGGGTACCTTCAGCACGCTGGTGACTGCTGTGAAGAAGCAGGACTGGCAGTCTGTCGGCGAATGGGTGCTGTCCACCCTGTACAACGGCCTTGCCCCGCAGGCAAAGCAGCTCATTGACGACTTCGGCAAGAACCTGATCCAGCAGGTCAACGGCTTGCTGGGCAAGGGCGTCAGTGCCGTCTCCAACGGCCTGTGGGATATGGGCGGCGACCTTGCCAAGGGCCTGACCAGCGGTTTTGCGGACGTGATCACGCAGGCGCAGGGCCTTGGCTCCACCCTCACCGGCATCTTTCAGGGGCTGAAAGGCCCGCTCACTGCGGCTGCCGCTGCCATCAGCACCGGCCTGAAGGGCGGACTGATCTCCAGCTTCCCGGAGATTTTGGCCTCCATGGGCACCCTGATCGGCTCCATCGGCAGCGCCTTTGTGGGGATGCTGGAAGCCGTCGCGGCGGCACTGTTCCCCACTGGATTCGGTGCCCCGCAGGCGCTGCTCATGATCGCGGCAGGCGTGGCCCTGACCGCTGCCATTGCGGCCATCGTGGCCAGCGTCGGCGGCGCGTTCAAGCGCAAGACCACGCCCGGCATCTCCGGTAGCACTTCCGGCAGTACGACCTCCACGGCCTCCGGTTCTTTGTGGGATTACGAGAAGCGTGCCCCGCTGCCGCAGCGCACCCAGCGCCCCAACATCGAGGTCAACCAGTACATTTACAGCAAAGCGCAGACGGCTGCCGACCTGATGCGCGAGGCACAGTACGAACAGGAAAGGGCGGTGCTGCAGGGTGTTTGACGCGATCTTCAAGGCCAGCAACGGCCTGACCTTTTCCTTTGGCTACAAGGCGGGCGTGTTGTGGAGCATCACCCCGCTGGGTGACCTGCCCGTGGATCTGGAGACCAGCCAGGGTTACCAGCAAGTGGGTGCCACCGTGGAGAGCCGGAGCATTTCCGGCGTCACCCGCACGGTCACCGGGCGCATCCTGCGCAATCAGGACTACTGCAAGCGACAATTGCGGGATGTGTTTGCCCCCTACGTCACCGGCCGGTTGACCGTGGCCGGGGCCTACTGGTGCGACGCCGAGGTGCAGCGCACCCCGGACATCAGCGTGTCCGGCCTGTGGCCCACCTTCTCGTTTCAGCTCTACTGCCCGGACCCTTACTGGCACAGCGTGAAGGAGCTCACCGTCTCGACCTTGAGCGTAACACCCACCTTCCGCCTGCCGGTGTGCTACGATGTGCACAGCTACGGCGTGCGGGAACAGGCCAACTACCTCCGCATCGCCAACACCGGGCTGGCCACCCAGGACTGGGCTCTGACGCTGGAAGCCCACGGTCCGGTGGTCAACCCCGGCGTCAAGGACCCGGAGACCGGCGAGTTCCTGCGCTTTGTCACCACCCTGCAGGACGGCGACAAGCTCCGGCTGTACCGCGAGAGCGGCCAGCTGAAACTGGAACAGATCATCGACGGCACCGGCTACAACATCATGTCCACGCTGGACGGGAGCAGCACCCTGTGGACCCTGCGCCACGGGACGCAGGCATGGCAGCGCACAGCGGATTCCGGCACGGAATGGCTGTTCCTGACCCTGACCTGCAGCACGGCGTTCTCCACCGTGGTCCTGGAGGTGGGCGGCAATGGCTGAACGGACAAGTACCCTGACCGCAGGCGGCCACAAGAGCATCTGCGTCTATGACGGCCAGCTGAACCTGCTGGCCCGGCTGGAAAGTTGGGTATCGCTGGTCTGGCCGGAGCGCTACAACGTGTACAGCGGGGTGCAGGGTGCGCAGCTGGAGCTGCACGCCTCCACCGACCTGCAGGCGCTGTGCCGCCCGGACCGGTACCTCTGGCTCACCGGCTCCGACCGCATCATGCGCATCTGCTCGGCGCAGACCGACCGCTCCGAGCACAAACTGGTGATCTCGGCCAAGGACGCCGCCTGCATCCTGGACGAGCGCATCAGCACCCAGACCCTGAGCGGTTTTGCGGTGGAAAGCACCCTGCGCAGCCTTGTGTCCGGTGCGGCTGCATGGCCGGGGCTGGAGCTGGGCGTGCTTGCAGATCTTGCTGACGCCTACACCGGCGAGGTCAAGCCCGGCAGCCTGCTCAGCATCGCCGAACAGGTGTGCCAGGAACTGGACATCGGGTTCCGGGTGCGGTTCGACCAGCAGGCCAAAAAGCTGCTGTTTGAGCTGTACCGCCCAAAGCTGGATTCCAACGCCCGGTATGCCCCGCAGTACGGCAACCTGACCGGCCTGACCTACACTGAGAGCATCACCGACTACAAGAACATCGTGACCGTGGCGGGCGCGGACGGCACCGTCACCGTGGGTGCCACCGGCAACACCGGCGCGGCCCGGCGGGAACTGTATCTGGACGCCTCCAGCAAAAAGAAGGAGGACGGCCAGACGCAGGAGGAATATCTGGCCGCCCTGCGGGCGCTGGGCGAGCAGGAACTCGCCAAGCACACCCGCATCGAAAACTTCCGCTTCACGCCAACGGGCAGCGTCACGGTGGGCAAGGTGGTGGCAGCCAGCCTGCCCGGCACCGACATCCAGGCGGCCGCCCGCATCACCAGCGTGACCCTGAGTTCCCAGAAGGGCGAGAACACGGTCACCACCGAGATCGGCACACCGATCCTCAGGAGGAAACAATGAGCATTATCACTTACCCGCTGAACGGCGTGACCTACGACGCCGAGGACGTGAGCACCTATCTGTGCACCCGCACCTCCGGCGTCTACTCTAAGGACACGAACTACGCCGTCAGCGTCACCGGCGCGCGGCAGATCGCCGTGGCCCCCGGTCTTGCGTGGATCAACTACGACGACTTCAAGGGCGTCTCGGCCTGCAGTCGGGAGGCGGTCAACCTGACCGTCCCGGACGCCGACAGCACCCTTTCCCGCATCGACCGGGTGGTGCTGCAGTTCGACACTGCCGCGAACCTGACGGCGGTCAAGCTCAAGACCGGCACCCCCGCTGCGGCCCCGGAGCCGCCCGCCATCCTGCAGAACCACAACCAGTACGAGCTGGGCCTGTGCACCGTGTCAGTGCCTGCCGGTTCCTCGGTCGTCACCGCCGCCGACATCACCGACACCCGGGCCGACGAGGCCGTCTGCGGCGTCATGCGGGACA